TAGATCTTGACTTTTAGATATGATTGATAGATGGATAGATAGATAGTTTCTAGTCCAAAGAGGAGGACTGCATGGCGGTCAAAACAAAAGTAAAGACTCCGGAAGTGGGTATCATGTTCCGTGCCCCTCAAGAACTGCGTGGTGCAGTTCGATCTATTGCGGCATGGGCTGAGATGTCCGACTTCCGGATTAATGGCAAGGTGCCATTAGAAAAAGACATTTGGGCTTGGATGGCGGCTTCGCTCTACAAGTCCGGCCCTGAAAAGTGGGGTGAACTTCTGTCTTCTGGAAGCGAGGCCTTCAAGACCATAAAACAACTGACCATCCCGTCAGAAAACTAATTTCCCGATGTTTTGACGTAAGTACTATACCTGAGATGGATTTACAATCTGATATTTTGGATCTCCGGAGCAAAAGGTCGCAAGTTCAAATCTTGCCGGGTGTATTTTTTAAGTGTAAATGGATTAACGATTTAAAGCAGGATGACATATTAGGCGGATTATCGGAGTTTACTGACGTTGCGTCATTTTATCCCCATTTTTAGCCCCATGGCACGGCCTCAAAACCCTTCCCCGACCTATCTTCGCAAGTTTCCTGACGGCGGCAGAATATACTGGCGTGGCGAGACGCGCGACCTGCCCGGCCGATACCGATCACCCGAGAGTCTGGCAGAGTATCACCGCCTGTGTGAGATTGTCAGGTTGACCGGTGAACTGCCTCCATTGGACACTCTGGAGAAACCTTTCTTATTGCGGGATTTGTGTCGGATATACCTGAAGCATCTGAAAGAAAAACATGGCAAAGTTTCTCACGAGCCGCTTCACGTGGGTTATGCGGTGCGGGATCTCAAGCGATCTTTTGCCACTCTGCCCGTCAAGGACTTCGGCCCGGCTCAGCTCAGACAGGTCAGATCAGAGTTGATCAAGGCGGGTTACGTGCGGCGGACTGTCAACAAGCGTTGCCAGCAGATCACCCGCATGATTCGCTGGGCGGTGGCTGAAGGGCTGGCTCAGCCTGACCAGTGGCAACGGTTGCAGGCATTGGAGCCAATCCAGCGTGGTCAGTTTGGGGCAGTTGACCGGCCCCGTGTCCGACCCGTGGACGATCCGGTGTATCATGCCACCCTTGAGCACGCCAGCCCCAAAGTTGCCGCAGCTCTTAGGGTGTTGGCACTGACCGGCATGCGAACAGGTGAGCTGTTGCAGATGCGCCCCCAGGACTGCGACATGACAGGCGAGGCATGGATCTACCGACCGGCCAGCCATAAGACGCAGACCAAGACCGGAGAGACCCTGATCGGCATTCCGCCTGCCGCTGTCGAGATCCTCAAGATGTGGGCACCGGCTCAACCCGACGGGCGGTTTTTTCCGCATCAGGCGAGCTGGTTGCGATTGGCCGTCAAGCGGATCTGTGACCAGCACGGGCTGCCCCACTGGCACCCGCATCAGCTCCGTCACCGGTTTGTGACCAAGGTGTCAAACGCAATCAACGAAAAAGCCGCGCAGACCTTGGCGCGGCATCATGACCCGAAAATGACCGACCATTACACGGCTAAATCTTCTGAGCCGATCCGGTCGTTGATGGCTCAGTTACCAGAGGATCTGGCTTGACATCCTTAGCCTGATCAATCAGCCGTCTGACCTGCTCTGACTCAGTGATCTGGTTGTGAGTGGCAAGGCGGCTGAGCTTGGCTTTTTGAGTGGGTGAGACAGAGACCTTGATCCTGTCCGCCCGTCCAAGAGCTTCCGCCAGCTTGGCTGTCTTTTTCTTGATCTTGGGCGGGTTTTTGCGTGGCCTGCCCCGTTTGGGTGTATCCATTGTGTTTCCGGTGAGCGGGCAAGTGTGAGACTTGCCCCGAAAAAAGAGAATGTGACAGTCCATCCTGAAAGCATGACGGCCTCCTTGCCGTGGTTGGGGGTGTTAGTCGTTGACGCAGACGGTTTCGGACTGTTCGCCATCTTCATCAGGCTGAGTCCACTCGGTGACATAAAGATGTTCAAGCTGTTGCGACCTGTCTTTGAACGATGTGCGGATGGAGTCGCTGAAATGATCATAGGCCAGCAGTTTTGCGTCATCGTGATTGTCGGCACGGACGCATCCGCAATGTTCTTCTCTGCCACCGTAAGCGTTGGACGTGACCCAGACATCGTAAATCTTTGACATGATTTCTGCTCCTGTGAAAAGTCGTGAAAGTTGCCCCGACGAACTGGGGCGGTTAGTTTGCTTGAGTCTTTTTGAGTGCTTCTTCACGCGTTCCGCAGATACCGCCCCATTGAAATGAATCCTCAAGAGCACAACAATTAACCCCATGGCACCCAGCGGCATAACGGGTACCTGCATTGGTTTTGATTGTGATCAGGCTCAGGGGGTTGTCGTTCGGCGTGCCTTCTTCGAGTTGCTCAATATCAATCAGGTCTTCTGGCCAGACTCGGCTACTGGTTGGCTGCTCGCAAATCAGGTTGATACCAGTAAAATATTCATCGCCTTCCTTGATCTGCTCTAGGTCACTCAGCACTTCCAAGCCACTCCCGTAACCTTCAAAACGGTCGTCGGCCAACCGTACCCACCCTTCAGGCAGACAATCATCTGCGGAAACAATGATCTGACATGGTTGTTCGTCAGTACCAAGCCAATCAAGCCTCTCAAGTTCGGCTTCAATCTTGGCAACGATTTCATTCATAGTGCTTTGCATGATTCTTGCTCCCGTGTCTGAGTGTTAGTTATCAATCAACCTTACACCTTATTTATACGACATGTGACCCCACACGTCAATAATAATTTCCAAAATAATCCAAAAATCTTTTTGGGCACAAAAAAAACCGCCCTGTCACAGGGCGGGTCGTGGGAACTGTCAGGGAATTTTTGGCGGTTCAGAAATTAGGGTTTAGTTGGGTTCCGTAGAATCGCCAAGTGTAGCCGCCGAAACTGACCGTGCGTTCTTCGTTATTAGAAAAGCATGTTAGAGCGGGACTGCTGAATGTGTCCACTGCTGACCCTGTTGTCCATAGGCCTGATGGCTTTGCGGTTGAATAATCAGCGTTGTATGGGGTTGTTTGAAAATTCCAATCGCTTGGAACTTCTTGGTTTGTATATGCACTACCTGGGCTGAGTTGGCCGTCATAAAAAGTTTTGTAGGAGATAGATGTTTCCCTTGCCAGTTGCACACTAAATCCGCAGTTACCGATAGTCATTGTGACTCGGATTCTTGATTCAGCCGTTTGAATGGTAGTGGTGACTTCAAGGTCACTGTAGATCTGGCATACACCGCCGTTTTTGTAGTATGTTGTGCTTTTGGTGTATGGGGTAAACCCCGTCATAGCCGTTGAAATATCATTGTTTACTGGGTAGTTTGTGCCCGCAACCAATGGAATACCGGTGACAGATCCGGTAATCGCCTGCGACTTCAGTTTCTGATATAAGATTCCAGTCTGGTTAAACCCCAGCATGGTTGTAAAAAGTTGTACATCGTCATTACATCCATAAATGTTAGTTGTTGTACGGGTTGTGATGGGCGGCGTGGATGGCCCTGTATAACTTGGGGCCGATGGGAACGTGAAATCCAGTAGAGTCGGTAGATACCGGCAGATTCCATTTACGCAAGGGTCAAGGACAATACCACTGCGCCTCAAAAAAAAAAGCCACTCCCCAGACTCTTGGGAGCGTTCAGCACGATAGACATAATTGTCTGTGGTGCTTAGATCAGAGTTGTTGAGTTCGATTGCATAATCACCTGATGTGGTGCCTGTCCTGTCTGTGTTGACCCATGCACCGGCTGAGTTGCGATAAACTTCCTTCCAGCTATACTTGATCGGTGTCGAGCCGGTCTTGCCTGTGAGCCTGAGATAGATCGTTTCCGGCTGGTCAACCGTCACGACATCACCCTTGGCGTCACGACTGAGCCGCCCTGAGCCTGAGACAGTCAGAGGCCGACCGGCCAGAGCGGCGTTGAGTTTATCGGCTGTTAAGATTTCGCCCCGTCGAAACGGATCACTCATGATGTCCACCTCTGAGCCGGTAGGATGACAGCCTGTGGCGTGATATTGGCGGTTTCATAGACCAGCCCGCCACCCTGTTTTGTATAGCGGTAAATTTCGCCGTCGGATCCCATAATGGTGTTCCACCCGATTTTCTGCCACTTGTAATTTAAGGTCACGTCAAGGATCGCCTGACCGTTGGACAGTGAGCGGGAGTTGGACGAAACACCGTCTAAAAGCACGGTTTCAGCGTAACAGGAACCCCACATCGTGGCGTTATTGACCTTGCCGACCTTATCTGCAAAGTTGCTTGCCTGAATGTAAAGGCAGTTGTGCAAAGTGATATTGAGATTGAAGGCAGGCTTGCGGATATATTCAGCCCCCGAGATTGACGGATCTTTCACGGTTGCCGGTACGGTTTGAGCCGTGCCATTGGCGGTGGTTGTGGCCCATTTGATCGAACCCCCTGGAATCCGAATCATTTGAGGCGAATACTGGATCTGAAATGTGGACTGTTCCACGGGTGCCGCCTGATCAAATTGGAAAGCGGGAATGACAGCGGCGGTGGTATCGGCTGCGTATGGCTGAAGAGACTGCGAGCTGAAAGTCACGTCAATATGAGCATGCTTGTAGAATTCGCCCGGAACCGTGCCGCCGCCGGTCGGGTTGTCTTTGATTGCAACCGGATTGACGACCGCATCGGTGGCTTTAAGGTTTGGCGATGCGGGCAGTGCCCATGGTGAGCCGTCCGAGATCCCGAGGACTCTATTGACAAATGTGAACGCATCCGCCCATGCCACCTTGTAGCGGATAGATGCGGTCAGTCCCTGCGTAGAGGCCGAATATCGGGGCGGTGGCGAATAGGCGATCTTGTAAGCAACCGTTGGGGCACCCATTAATTTAACTCCTTGAGGCGTTCCATGACGGCGGATAGCTCCTCAGTTTGCTTGTCGATTGCCTTGACCACAGGATCTTCCGACGTGCCAGCGTTAAAGTTTCTTAGGAAGGCATCAGAGCCGCCGACGATTTCGGTACGCATCTTTTGCATATCAAGACTGGCAAGGTTTTCCCGGATTCCCGCTTCCTGTTTTTGCAGGCCCTGACGCTCCATCTCATCTTTGACCATCTGGTCAAATTCACGGCCAATGGCACGATTGCGTTCCTTGATCCGTTGAGCATTCTTGTCTGCCGCCTCAACAATGCCCTCGTAGATGTCATCAATTTCCGCTTCGAGCTGTCGTTTTGCTTCAGCGGCCTGTTCAGATTCGATGCGTTGCAGTTCCTGAGCTGAGCCGGTAGCCCGTTCAAAGTCATCTGCCATAATCTTGGCGCGTTCCGAGGCCAGATTCAGGATACTTTCCACCTGTTTTGTGGCGTCGATGTCACCGGAGGCAAACTTGCCGTAGAGTTCCCTTGCCTCAGTCCGGTTCATGCCGAGCCGGAACATGGCACCACCCTCAATGGCCGTTCGGAGATTGCCTCCGCCGCCGTACTTATCCACTGAGGCTTGAAAGAGCTGTCTGTTCAGTCCGGTCTGTTCCTGTTGTCCGGTGGTCAGATCAAACTGAGCAGCGGCACCCCGTTGGGCGGCGGCAAGGTCACGGGTCGCCTGAGCTGCAAGCTCAAAAGATTTTGACATCAGGGCGGATGCCTCAACACTCCGCCGCATATTGTTTTCAAGGGCACGCTGTTCATTGGAACCCAGCCCAACAGCTTGCGAGATAAAATCAATGTTAAATCCGCTGGCGTCGTCTGTCCGGTTCTTGAGAAAATCAGCCTGCTCTTTCATGGCATTGGCGAGGGCATTACCACCAAAACCACCTGTCATCAGTCCCTCAACCGACTTGACAGCTTTTTCTGCCCCTGATTCCCATACACCAAAGAACTGTTCAACCTTGGCTGAAACAGATTCGATAGCAGGCATCAGCGATTGAATTGCAACAGCCGCCAAAGTTGCCATACCTGCGACACCGGCACCAAGGCCAAAGGCTGAAGCAATCCCTTCCACGTTATTAACCATGCCCATCAGACCAGCGGCCTGAAAGTCCTGAATACCACGGCTCGCCTGTAAAATAGCCATGTTCATGTTGCCGGTTGATTGGGTAGCTTTTTGCGTTGCCTGACTGACGCTGTTTTGCATCTTCTGGCCTGCTTGTTGGGCTGCCACAACCGCCTGAGCCAGACCGGCTCTAAGCTGTTCGTCAGAAATTCCCAGCTCGACCGACAGATTGCCAACTGTTGTACTCATGTTTCGTTGTTCCTTGCGTGTGCGGCAATCAGGTCAAAGGCAGTCCGGACTGGCATAGCAAGAGCCTCGGAATAGGGCTGATGCAGCTCGGACATCAGGAAGGCCAAGAGACGGCCCCAGTCGGTTCGCTCGTGAGACTGTTCGTCGGTGTTGCCGGTTCGTCTTTTTTTTGGTTGCCATCCGAATCGAAGGCGATCAGTTGCAACTGAATTACATCCTGAACAGTGGCACGACTGGCAAGCCTGTCCACTTCCTGTGGCTCAAAATGCGGGTTATAAGCCCGAATCATCGCTGAGATAAAGACAATTCCGAATCCTGCTCGTGTCAGGAACTTCTGGTCACAAAGAGCCGTGATTGCGTCTGGAGGCCAGAACATTTCCTGTTGCAACTTTTCATTAATCAGCCGTTCAGCCAGTTCTTTGTCGATCTGGCTGAGTGCCTGGGAGTCCTGAAGCACCTCAAACGGCGTGCGAAGCGTCTTGAGGTGGTTCTCGATCTCAAGAGCGGCTCCCAAAGTGAGTTTGCCAACCTTTACAGTTTCATTTGCGATGGTGTAAGTTTTCATGTTAGCCCCTCAAATCAGATTCATTCGCCGTTGCCTTGGAAGGTGATGGTGATCGGGATGGCTCCATTAATCTGAGCCTGTCCGTACTGCACAGACTGAACAATGGCGGGAAATGTCGGTGCTCCTGAGCCTGTCCATGTCAGATTGCCGGTGGCTCCCACGGTGGTCGGTGCCGAGCCTGTGGAATAGACCGTAATCGTTGCGGTGCGGTCTTTGAGTGTGGCGGCCCGCTGTACAAATTCACTGTCGGTGTCCGAGACATCGGTCAGTTCAACCGAATCAGTGACTGATGCAGAGGATGCAGGGAAATTTGCACCACCGAACGAGACGGTCGTGTTGTAGAAAACGGACTTTGGCATATGAAGAACCTTTCAGGATTAGACTGTCCAGCGAAGAAGAACGGATAGATTGGCCTGCCAGAGCATCTGCTGATCGCCATAGTTAGCGTCCAGTTCGAGACTCTGAACGGTGGAAGAATAGAACCCGCTGATATTGCCACGCTCAAAGAGGGCAACCGCTGAATCGGCGGCGGTGGTAATAGCGGTGTCAGAGGTGTGCAGAATGACAATCTGGGCGGTGGTCTCCCAGTCCTGCGTGGTGTTGTCCTGTTCACCGGGCGTGACCGATCCAAGCCGGAACACGGCAAACGGTGGCTGTGCGGTCTCAGGGGCAAGCTGGAAATAAAGCGGAATACCCGCAAGGTTCCACGCTGTTTTGATTGCCTGAATGTGAGATGACAGTTGCATTATTGCTGGCTCAGTTCCACGGCGTTAATTTTCAGGTGATGCAGCCCCCGCTGCCCGTGCATGGGCATGACTCCCACAACCTCATATAAGCGGTTCTCAAACCGGATGCGGTCGTAGTTTTGAGCGGTTGCGGTGGCTTGGGTGTAGATCACCACGCCCGTCTGAACCCCGCCGGTTTCATTGATGATCTGCATGGTTTCAGAGCGGTACTGTACAAATGCACGATAGAATTGACCGCTGGCCGCATAAGTGTAGGATGTGCCACCCATGGCGGATGTGGTGAGCGTTCGGGGCAGGATTTCAATGGTGTGCGGAAATGTCATTTGGCCGCTCGCTGAATGGCAAGTTGAAACTGAAATAGGATCGCCTGCTGCTGTGACTCAAAAGCCGGTTTCATGTACGGGCGGGCGGATAGCCGAATCAAACCTTTACCGCCAAGTTCCTGAATCCGTGCATATTTCAAGAGTTTTGCCGGGCCAACCTTGGCCCGCAGTCCGTTTTTCATCAGCTCAACCGCAAGTGATCTTTGCAGAGTGCCAGACTGTTTGTGAGGAGGTGAGCCGGGCGGGCTGGATTGCACCCAGCGGTGCAGCGGGTTGCCGTACCAGTAAATGCGGTCTGTACCCTTGTAACTGCCGCCAAAATTAAACCCTTTTACCGTCTTCAGTCTGGAGATGGCATTCTTGCCATTGCGGAATATAGCGTGATTCTTCTGGGTGGTCGTCATCTTACTGGAGCCTTTGCCGGGACGGTTGAGTCCCAGTTTGGCCGTGACACCCTTGCCGGAGGTGTTGAGCAGTTTCTTGGCCTCACGCTGTACCAGATAACCGCCACGGTGAACCGCTTTCTGCAATTCACGATGTAAACGGGTTGTGTATTGTTCGCCATGCCATTCAAATTTAAATGTGGCTTTAATCATGCGACCGGAATAATCCTGTAAGGTGCCAGAAGCATTTGAACCGCCAAAGGCAGACCGTCAGATGACTGGTCTGAATAGTCGACGGAATAATCGCCGATCTTTTCGGATGTGACCGTACCCGATGACGGGTTAGCCGATCCCAGCCAGTCGCCAAGCATGGAAATCGCCAGTTTCAACTGGTCGTCAATTTCATCAGCCGTGAACGTGCGATTGCAATAACTTTCCGCCATGCTGGATGCGGCTGTGAGCAGTGCCAGAGCCTTGGGCATAGGCATGGCGGCGAATGAATCAACAAAGATTGCCGCCTCTGTTTGGGAAATGTAACTTGCCATGTAATGACCTCATAATGAAACCACCCCGGCGGCGGGAGCAATCACCACCGGGGCAGTCGAGGGGCTAATCGGGGTTATTAGACGGCTTCATGTACAATTTGAAACGCGCGTGGGTCACGCACAGCACCACCGAAACGGTACTTCATGACAACACGGGTACGGTTGAGATAGGCCTGGCTCATGTCGTCCACCTTGATTGTGAAACCTTGGCGGATCAAGAGCAGGTACTCCTGAAAATTACCGACGATCATGGACTTGGGTGAAGTAGCACCAGAAGCTGGCATGAACTCGTTGAAATAAACGGGCTGGCCTAACAGCTGAGCGGTTGGGCCTTGGTTGTAGCCGCCGTTGTAGTCTGGCATGAACAGCGAACGGTTGGTCGTGTCCAGCAGGTTGACCAGCTTGCCATGTGTGCCACGAGCCATGACCCAAGCAAGGTTATTGCTGTACTGACTGCGGAAGGCATAGAAAGCATCGACAATCTTGGCAGGAACCAGCGTGTTGGCGGTGCCGGTCTTGGTGATCCCGACAGAGGCGTTGGTCAGGATCCCCTCAGCCTGAGTGGAGCCGGTCACACCGTTGATGACTTCATCGTCAACCACGGCGGCGAACGCCTTAGAAGCTTCCGATTGGAGATAGCTTGACAGCCCCGGCGCGTCCGCGAACAAGTCTTCCGAGACATCCGTGAACATGGTTCCGGTGTTGACGGGGATCACCAGACTTGTGAATGGGCCGGTGTCCTTTTTGTTAGCCGTGCCGTTTGGTGATTCGCCCTTGGTTGGGCGGAAGGTCGTGCCGTAACGGGTATCAGCGTTGGCGTCGCTATTCTTCGGGAACGTCACGCTTGTGACATTGGTCGTGATCACGTTAGCAAGCCGTGCCATCACGGGGCTAACGGTGCGTGGCGTGATGATATCAAACCGAAAATCAGGGGCAATGACATTGGAACCGTTGGTGCTGGCACCAATGGTCATGTCTTTGCTGAACGGCATGAAAAACTCATTGGCAGAAAGGCGATCGTCGCCACCTTTGCCGTAGCGTTCGAGCATGTCCCGATGATAGCGGCTTTTGACATTCTCGATCCGGAACCGACCGGCGGCCAGTGCCTGGAATGCTTTTTGGTAGTCATTGGATGCCAGAGCATCACGGCCATCGACTTCGGCCAGATCGCCGGCGTCAATGATTTGACCGGTGGCCTTGTCAACACGGGCCACTTTGGAGGGATCGTAGCTCTTGGCAATGGGTCGTTGGGGTTGACGGCTGAGTGCTTCAATCTTGCGATTGGCTTCCTCGAGCAGTTCGGCCATTTCGTAATCAGCGTTGGCCTTTTCAAACTGGTCGCAAAGGCTTTGCAGATCAGCGGCCTTTTCGGCCCGCACTTCATCGGATGCAGTGACCAGCTCGTCACGCAGGGCCTGCACCTGAGATGCAATTTTCAAACGGTCTTCGGCAATCGTTGCAGCCGAGCGGATGGATTCAGACATTCTCAAACCTTTCGCCGCTGGGCGGCAAGTAAAACAGTATCCGCAGCCTTGGCACGCTCAAACAAAGCGGCCATGTCAGGCATTGGACTGGATTGGTCAAAACTTTTCACTGACACAATTTCCGCTTCAGGGTTGGCCGGAATGGCAACCACCGAAACTTCAAGGATTTCCGCAACTTCGGAAATAATGTTAGCCCCACTCTTGGCAAGTTTGAGCTGAGTTTGTGACGGGCGGTAATTGTATTTCGCCCACAGCTCAAGGATCTGCTTTTCGCTGTACCGTTCAGGCCGTTTGGCGAGAAATGAAATTGACATCTTCTTGACGGCTTTTTCACGCAGTAACTGGCGGATCTCCTGCCCTGCCTTGGTGGCAGAGAAAGCGACATCGACAATCAGGCCAGTACGATCTTCCTGAGCGTCAAGCATGGTGCCGATTACAGCAGAGGTCTTGTTGGTGTGATCGGCAAGCACCAAGCCGCCATCAGCCATGAACTCCTGAACCGCTTTGTTAAATGCACCGGGCAGGATGATATCACCCTGCCGGTCAATATTTAAAAACCGTGAGGCATACCCCCGAAAACCGCCTGCGTCATTGGCTTTGGCTGAGGCGGCTACGGACTTGTCAAACTGGTCTTGCATTAATCCACCTCAGTTAATGTAATCGGGCCTTTGATGCTTTTGGCGTTGCCGATGGCGACGGACAGATAGCCACCTTCCTCAGCATTGGCGTAGTCGGTTTCATTTGGCGTGATGTAACCGTTTTCGCTGGGGATAGCTGGATCAGGCCACTTTTGCGGTGCTTCGTCGTCAAAAATGGGAACAGTTGTACACCTACAATTTACGTGTAGCGGGGGAACTTTCAGGTCTTGGTAAGTTTCATTCTTGCCGTTTTTGCCGAACGTGCCACCTTTGGGAATCTTGGGGCAGATGCGGTAGATGGCATGACAGAGCGGGCAGGCGTCATCGGACAGGAGCAGTTCATGCCCAATGATGAAATCAAGCGGTTGTGTGGCGGCGTGTTGGCCTTGGTTGTAAGCCCTTGCGGATTCCGTCACAGCGATACGACGGGCACGCCAACGACTGCCCTCGTCCATGTATCGGTCAATCCTGTTGACGGTTTCGCCCAGAGTTTCACCGGATGCGATGGAGTTAGCGGTCTCTTTTCGCATGGCGGCAAGTGTAATTTCGATATCACGCAAAAACTGGTCTGTTGTCGCTTCGCAAAGTTCAAGAGCCGCACCACGTGCCGCATCCAGAACCTGCGGAGCATCGACAAGCCAGTCATCGGCAAGCTGTTGCCCCAGTTCAGCGGTAACAACCTGCCCGCCTTCGTTGATATAAGCATCAATGTATGGGATGAACCTTGCCGCCATGATATTGGCTGCCGAAAGCGGGTCGAGCGGTTCCATCTCTTTCTTGGCAGGGTAGATGTCAGGATACCAGCTACGGGCATACTGTTTACCAGCGGCCAAAAGCACATCACGAGCGACGCGGTAGAGCTCTTCGCCTGTGGGCATTTTGGCTAAAAGCCGTTTGCGATCCGGTTTTTTGCGTGGTTTGGGTGTCAATTTAGTGTCTGACTTATGTAAAAACGGGTTAAGCAAGGGCCTGTTGTGCTTCGATGCGGATCTTGTCATTGCGAACGATCAGCCTGAGCCATGCCGCCCCAAGCGGTTTGGGGTTAAGCCCTTTTTCCACCGCCCAGCCTTCCATGCAGGAGTGCTCGTCTTTATAGCCGGGCGTGCTGATGTGCAGGGTGTCGCGGCGGGTGATGCGGTTTTGTGCGTTGAGTTTTTGCTGAGGGACAACCACCGTCCATGATTCATGCGTGTGACCTGACCAGACGACGTCGGCATCAGGCCAGATAGCGGCTCTTCGAGCCGTGCCAATCACGCCCCGTGTGACAGGGCCACCGACCCCGTGACCGTGGTGATAGGCGATGATCTTGGATTCCTTCCAGCCTGCGCCCTGGCGGGAAAACTGCAAGCGGATGAAGCCCCCGTAACTCATAGCGGGCACTTCCAGCCGTTCCGCCAAGAAGGCTGTCAGATCAACCCCGCAACGGTTGAGGATGCCCGTCTCATGATTGCCATGGCTCATCGTGGCCCAATTGGCTTTGTACGGGCTATAAAACTGGGTGGCTTCGTCGATCAACACATTGAGGTAGTCATTGCGACCCTGCTGTTCGGGCGTGACTGCCGATCGGCTTGAGCGTGGGTCGAACTTGCCCTGCATCGCACAAAACAGGTCGCCACAGTCCATGATCAGGGCGTTGCGTGCGATGGCTTCATCGAGATGCTGTTTTTCCAATGTGCGGTTGCATTTGGCGTTGTCATGGTGAGCGTCAGATCTTAATAAAATCCAACCTTCCCATGAGGCTTTGTTCGGCACTTCCATCCTGATCACCGTGCATTGACGACTGACAGGCTGGATGGTGGCGTATGCTTTACGCAAGGGTGAATTGGCTTTCGGCACGGATTCGAGCGTTTGCAATCTCGACATAATCTGC